TAAGCACCAACACCTCTTCTAAATACAGCTTCTAACATTCTTAGCGTTGCTCTTTTGGTTTTACTGTTACCATGCTTTTCATTATGGTCATCAACCTTTTTCTGTAACCCTTCTTTAACTGCACCTGATAAAGCCTTTTCATCTTCTTTGCTTTCTACATGATCTTGTAAAGCAAACTCTTTATCTTCTTCAGTCATTATTTGTTGGCGTTTTCTTTTTGACCAAGCAAAGCCTGAATCTCCACCCCATAACAACCATGCAATCTTTACTGCACTTGGATATCCTTCTTCACCTTGTCTAAAGCCTTCTGCTCTTTTGTCTACTTCATGTCTACTAAAGAAACTGTACATTCTTTTAACTGTGGATATAGATAGTCTTTCTTTGGCTACTAATTGATTTGCTCTAGCAACTCCTATAGAGGTTCCACCCCTTTTAAACTTTTTTCTAAGTTCAAGCCCTCTCTTAGCTTCTTCTGCCATCTCACTGGTAGGTACTGTGTTGATATCAGATAATGCTTTTTCTTCTTGTAATAAGAAGTCTATCTCTTTATCTATTTCATCATCATTGTCATAGTCTTCTAAGTCTTCTTCGTTTACTGGGTTTTCAGGTTTATCTACGCCTTCATCACTTATAGGGAATAAGTTAGCTGATACATATAAATCATCAGCACCTTCTACAGTCTCTAGTCCTATAATCTTTCTTGCTTCGTTTCTAGTCATAATACCTTCACGAACAGCAGAGGTAACATTCTCATATGTTTTCTTTTTGCGTTCTGCTAACGCAGGAATAGAATCTATATCAAATTCAAGAGTTAGCCTATCGTCAAACAAAGGTACTAGCCATTCGTTTAAATCAGATGATATCTTTCTTAAATGTGGAATGATTGTCTCTTCGTATAAAGCTAATCTTGCTTCTGCTACATTGCTATAGGTTTGTGAATCAGGAACGCCTACTAATTGACTAGGAACTCCAAAACATAAAGCTATATCTGTAGTAGCCATGTTCTTTAATCTATGGAAATCCATATCTTTAGGACTAAGACCCATCTCTTTCCAGTCAAAGTCTCCTTCTAACAACATAGGTCTACCTGCATTACCTGCACCGCTAAACCTGTTATTAAGGTCTGTAAGTAATTGTTGTCTTTGTGATTCAGATAAGTTTACTGCAAACCCTGCATCATCTTGTGGTTTAAATATAACAGCTCCACTAGGTCTTGCACCATTCTGTAATAGATTGACATTATGCTTACTGGACATATTAAACTGGTCAACCTCAACAGCAGCAGCACTCATTGGACTTAAACCATAGTAATCATCTAATGGATTCCATAGTTTCACATGCTTCAATTCACTAAAACCATTTTCTTGGTCTACTACATATGTGTTCTGTATTCTGCCACCAATAACATATTCATACTTTTCAGGTATAGGATTTCCACTACCCTTAATGTTAATTCTGTCAGGTCTTAATAGATGTAGTTCTTTGGGTTTACCTAAATCACTACCTACTTTAAGGATATAAGCATTACCACTAAGCAACACATAACCGAAAAGGCTATTAAAAAACTCTGAGTAGGATTGTAGAGGATTGGGTCTGTTAAGTAGGTCAATAAGTGGGTGTTGTTCAATTATCTGATCTCCTGCTTTAAAAACAAAAGGTACAGCACTAGCACCCTTTGATATTTCATTAACACACCTATAGACAATAGCATTTTTTAGATATCCTTCTTTTGCTAAGTCTTGATATTTGTAAGTTTTGGCTTCTTCAGTTCCAACTCCGAAGTAACCCATCATGTTTGAATTTTTTTGTTCTTCTACAGGTTTATTATTAAATAACCTTTGAAAAAATGTTTGTTGTGCCATCAGCTTATTCTCCAGTTTACTTGTCCTTTAGACTTGCTCAATTCGGTTAATCCCCATACTAAAGCATCTAATCTATCAGGTGAACTATTTGTTTCGCCAGTATAACTGCACATTTGCTGTTCTAACTCTGAAAACACATCCATATGATGTACTCTCCTTTGTTCATACAAAGCTGCGATTGGTTCTGCTCTTAGAATCTTACCTCTTGTTGCTCTTACACTTCTATAAGAAACATTGTTGTCTATATTCCTTATAAGCCTTTCTACCAAATCGCCACCATTGTTCACTTCAGCTACTATTCTATCAGCTTCCCATTCATAGAAAGCATTAATAGCTATTCTACCCCATTTATCAGGAGGATGTCTTCCTGATAAGTCCTCTAGGACA